GTTGGAATAGACGAACTCGGCCGTGCCACGGCAAACGAACGAGTTGGTATGCGTGACGACCTTGCACCCGGCAATCTCGCCGACCTCGCCGTTGTAGAACGGCTTGCCCTGGTTGCCGTAGTTCGACGCGGCAAGCCATTGCGTGTCGCGCTGGAGGTCGCGGGCAATGCGCGGGTCCGTGACCATGACGTACCGGCCATTGATGAGCGGGGCGCGGTTCAGCCGCAGCCGCGTGACGGCATCCAGCACGCCGGACGAGTCCAGGTGCACCTGCGCCGTGTTGGTGGACGTGTTCAGGCTGGTAATGTCCTGCGTCAGCCCGGAACCCGGGTTGCCGTACATCTTGATGCCACCGGAACCCGTCGCCACGTTGATGGCGTCGGAGTTGTCGATGGGAGACTCGATGGCCGACCCGATGCTTGCCCCGGACCCGGAAGCCGTGAGGTTGGACCCAATCAGGACGTTTCGGATCAGGGAGTCGATCCAAAGCGCGATGTCGGCGGATTGCGTCTTCTGCGCCTGCTCCAGCGTGTTGAAGAGCGCGGTCATCTGGAGGATGTCCGTGAGCCCAATGACCTGCTGGTACTGGTTGACGCCCTTCTCCAGCGAAATGAGCGACAACTGCCGGTAGTCGGAGGTGGCAAGCGCCGTTCCCTCCGTCGCGGCCTTGACGCCGCTGATGGAAGGAGCCCCGTAGCGTTGGATGCGGAGCTTCTGCGCGTTGCCCAAGGCACCGGCGTTCCGGGGAACGGGTTCCTTGCGCGCGAACTGGTCCAGGATGGTCAGTTGCTTCACCTGCGTGAGCAACTTCTTGCTGAAGTACGCCTGGAACTGCGAACTCAGCGTGCTGGCTTGCGTGACTGGCATGGTGGTTTTCCTTTCTATGCGGGAACGCCGTCAAACTCGGACGCCTTGTTGAGCAAGTGCGCCCGCTGCTCGTCCAGGCTCATCTTCTCGAAGGGCTTGGCCTCCGATGGGATGGGCTTGGTTGCCGGTCCCCGTCCTATCTGCGTTTTCTTGGTGAGCTTTTCCAACTGCCCGGTGAGTTCCTTGACCTGCGCCTCCAGCTTCTCCGACAACGACGCCTTCTCCTCCAGCTTCACGATGGCAACCGCATGGGAAAGCCCGTGCGGGTCCCGCGTGAGCATCGGGAACTGCTGCAACAACTCAACCGCCCGCTTGTTTTGCGGGCTGTTGTCGTCCTTGAGCCAAGGCTCATGCTGCGAAAGCCGATCAAAGCTCGCCTTCCATTCATTGTTGAACTTCTCGGCGGCTTGCTTCTCCACGGTCTCGCGGGCGGACGCTCGAACCTCCTCGGCCTTCTGGCGAGCCAGGATGGCCTTGTCGCGGTCCCCGTCCGCCTCGAACACCTTGGCGGCTTCCTCGTAGTCCTTGGCCGTGTAGCCCTTCTTGTCGCGGAACGACTCAAGGTCCTGAACCTGCGATTGCTCGCGGCCCTTGGCCCACTCGTCCCGCTCCCTCTGGAACGCCTCCCGCTCCTTGCGGAACTGCTCCCGCTCGGAGTTGATGGCCTCCCAGGTCTTGGCCTTTCGCGCCTGCTCCCGGGCAAACTTGCTTTGGGCATCGTTGGGTTTCCCCTCCTCGCCCTGCCTGCCCGCCTTGTCGTTGTCGGCCTTGCCCTGCGGCTTGGCCTCGGTCCTCACCGAACCCTCAGCGCCGTCCCCGGCCTTGGCTCCCGTCTCGTTCCCGGATTCAGCCGCATTTGCGGCCTCGTTCGCGCCCGCATCCGCCCCCTGTGTGGGGGCATCCGCATCAGGACCCGTGCCGACACCGGCACCGGAATCGAACTGGGCAGCCGCAGCCAAAAGGCTGTCGCGCTCCGTGTCTGTCTCTGCTGCTTCCATTGTGGCTTTGCTCGTCCAAGGGCCACCACGCACCCCTGGCCGCTATTGTTGACCCTCTTCGTCCGTGCCCGGAGGCGGATCATTCTCCGAACCCGAAATGGACCCCGGCCGCGCCATTAGCTCAATGACCCCGGCCAACGCCGCCTGCCCTTTGGCATAGCCGCAAGCCGTTTGCAAGCAACCATTTGCATGAACGGCATTGTGGTTGGCCTCGATCACGGCGTTTTGCAGCGCCACCGTGAGCTTCCGCCCTACCGGAGACGCAAGGAACGACTGCAAGGCCAGCGCATCCTCCCTGTCCCACGCCGGAATGGCCTTCCACCGCTGCAATTTGGACGTGTTCCACGCCCATCGAAGCCTTGTCAGCCAGTTCATGGCGAAACCTCCCCCTGCGGCACCGGATTCTTGCGCGGGCGACCGCGTTTCTTGGCCAAAACGGGCTCCGTTATCGCTGATGGCCCCTCGGTCATCGCCTGAAACTCCCCGCACCAGTCAAACCCATGGACCTGCGGCCATCCCGACGGCCTTCCAGACGGCGGAAACCGCCTGCACCTGCCGTTTTCGTGGAATAGGCACCATGTGCACGTTGGTTTCATGCCTGGATTTGCTGGGGTTGCGGAACCGGTGGAAGCGGCTGCTGTTTCGGGTCGGGCAACAGGCCAATCGAAACAAGGTAGGTCTGGATTTCCTTCCTCAGCCTGCGCGCCTCGTTCGTCGCAACCTGCTCGTACGCCTGCAAGAGCGAGTCAATCCGCTGCATGTACGCCTGCTGGGCCTGCGGCGACAACTGCATCCCGGCCTGCATCGCCCCGTTCAGCCATTGCACGAGCACCCCGATCCTCCCCGCGTAGTCCTGCCCGGCCTTCGCCGGGACCGGAACCCCAATGAGCAACGTCGGAATCGTCTTGGCCTCGTCCTCCAGCTCCGATTGCTGCCTGGCCCCCGGCGCCACGATCAATCGCTTCACAAGGCTCGGGTCGTCCAGCTCCAGGATGCTCTTGTCCAGCTCTTGCTGGTCGATCCACGGGCTGTTCTGGAACAACGCCTTGCGGTTCACGGCCTGCTGCAACATCTGCGCCCGCGAAACCATGTCCAACCCGCCCTTCGGCTCCAGCTCGTACTGGTCATGCAGCGCCTCCGGGTCCGCCATCAGCGAGTCCTCCATGAAGCGGTACTGCAACGAGCCCTTGTCATGCTGCATGAGAAGGCTCCACGTCATCTTGTAGAGCCTCCCAAGCGACATCCGGAACAGCCGCGCCCGAAGGTCCCCGCTCTGCATCGCCTGCGCGTTGATGCTCTGGATCTCCGTGGCCGTCCTGCGGTCGGCTCCGGCACCCGCAAGGCTCGTCATCCCGTAGTCCGGAGACCCAATCCGCTGCTCCGCAATCGCCCGCGTCTGGTTCATCTCCACGTCGAACGACACAGGGGGCTGCGCCATCGCCACCGGCACCACACCAAAGGGCAAAATCTGCCCCGGCTGGAACCGCAGGTTGATGCTGTTCGGAAGCTCCCGCTCCGCCCGGAACATCGGCGTGTTGTAGAACCGCATCGCGTCGTGCTTGTCGTTCCACATCGCCGTGAGGCTCATCTGGTACGGGGCCAGGATCTCGCAAACCCCGCGCGGGCTGTACCAACCACGGTCCTTGATCTCGTAGGGAAAGTCCACGAACGGGGCCATCCCGTGGTCATACGGCAAACCCATCGGCTCGCTCAACTTCAACGACGGGTCCGACGGGCTGTACCGCTCCACGACCCACTTGCCGTCCTCATCCCGCCTGTACACCTCCCACACGATCACCTGGTCCTTTGCCGTCGTGTAGGTAATCCCCTCCCGCAACTGCCGCGCCGACGTGTCCGCCGTCGTGTTCGGAACCACCTGCGACTGCGGGTTTCCCTGAATCCGCTCAATCGTCGCCTTGTCGTGTTTCCAACCCATCGCCATCGCCATCCGCTTGTACGCCGCAATGCTCATCGGCATGACGTGCACGCACCAATCCACGTCCTCCAACCCCGTCGTCGTCGCCGGCACGATGAAGTACAACGGGTCCACCGCCTCGTACTCCACCCGCTTCTCCCCGGCGTTCCAAACCACCTTCATCACCCCGCGCCCGCTCATCAGCGCGTAGTCCACCCACGACAACACCTCCGTCTGGAAGTTCGTCCGCTCCCTCACCTTGTAGTTGAACCACGACTCCGCCACCGTCGTGTACGCCGCCAACTGCTGCCGCATCGGGATGAAGCTCGCCACCACGTCCATCCCAACCGCCTGTTGCATGAACATCGGCTTCAACCGGTCAATCTGCGTGTCCACCAACGGCCACGTCCGGTCGCTCGCCTCCTTGAACGGCTTGGCCTTCCTCTTCAATGTCCCATGCCGAAGCTCGTACCACCGCGTCTGGCGGTTCTCCCACGCGCTCCTCTGCCTCACGGCATCCAAGACCTGCCCGTCCATCCCGTCCGCGCCCCCGTTGCCATCCATTTGCACGCCCTTCTACCACCCAACCCCAACGCCTTCAAGCAAATGCCCATCCCCAACCCCGCCATCATGCCCACCGCCAGACTCCTCCCACTCCCGCACCCTCTCCAACAACGGCCTCCCCATGTAGTCCCGCCCCTTCCCGTACGCCTCCAGGTCCGCACCCTCCCCACACCACGCCAGCACCATCGCATCCGCCCGGTCCGGGCTCGGCAACCCCATCGACCTCAGCTCATCCTTCCCCTGCAACCGCAGCTTCCCGTCGCTCTTCGCCATCACCTGCCGGTTCAGGAACTGGTACAGCAACACGTCGTCCTTCGCCACAGGCCCCAGCACGATCTCACCCCTCTCCACCTTCAACCCAAGCTGCATCCACATCTCCGCACCCCTCGAAACATACCGGTCCCTCCGGATCGCCGGGTCCCCAAAGTTCACACGGTTCACACCCACCCCCATCTCCCGCAGCCGGGCGCACATCGGCGCCCCCCACCCCCCGTTGGCCCCCCCCCCGTTCCCCGGCTCCACCCCCCCCCTCCCCAGCCCCTTCACACTACTCCCCACCCCA